ATCTTTTCCTCATCCGCGAGGCGCTCCGCCACCCATTCCCACCATGGCCGCGAGTTGGTCTGCCGGAGCCATCCCAGCAGACTGTGGCAATTGTCCAGCAGGACTCGGCGCATTTAGGGCTCCTTGTGGCGGCTGTGCCGGAGCCACTTGCGCAGCAGGCACATACCGTTTTACTTCGTCATAGCCGAAATGGCGCATGACAGACTCCATCACTAGATTTGCTGCTTCGATAGCTTCGCCTAGATAAGCCGTAATGTTGGGCGGCAGCGCCGGGTTCGAAGCTCCCTGAAGCATCTGAGTTATCATGCCATAGTGAGCATTGAGAACCTTCGTCAGCATCATATCGTTCTGTTTCTCAACCTCACGGTTGATTGATGCTGTTGAGGCATAGACGGGCAGGCCAATTTGGCCAGATTTAATAGCCTCAAGTGCCTCTCTAATAAACTGAGCTTGTTTGCCAAAAGCATCAACACGGTCGCCAGCACCAAACATAGCATATTCACGGGCTATGATACGACCCAGCTTGGTGTGAGCATACTTCATGTCGGTCACGTTTAGGTCGGTGCGACTGTTACCCTCTTGCAACACCGATAGAGTACCAATTGCGGTGTAGATGCCACGTTTATTCTGGCTACCAGAGCCGGAGCCTTGTTGAGGAGCTTGAACGCCAGAACGACGTTCGGCCAGGTCAAGCGTCATATGCTCATCTTCGATGGACATTTGGCTAGGCTCACCAAACGCCATCGGCTCAAGCTCATCCTTCGTAGCAGGCAGCATAGCACCAGGATAGATTTTATAGCCTTCATGCAGCTTACTATCTGGGTCAACGCGAAACATCTTAGCGTTTGCGATGGTCATTCCATCGCGGCGCTGATTGTGCTGTTCTGAGACCTCTTCCTGGTAAGGGGCTAGAATCTCACAAAACCCTGAACCATAGAAGGCATCGTCCGGATAAAAAAGCCGCGCTGCAACAAAAACATCCAAGGGCCTATAGAAATCGTACCAAAGCCGAAGTAGGGTGTCACTTGAGAGGTGATAGGTTCCGATAAGATTAACGAAATGGCTATCATCGATTCGGAACCGGAACCAGCACTCATAGATGTCCCATTCTGCATATCCATACCCCGCTGTCGTCTTAGCTCCCTTGTCTTCTTCTTGGTCTTGCTGCACCATTCTCGGTGCGGTTCTATCCGGCTTCATCAGAATGTCCGATACCTTAGCTTTATCGTAGACATTCAGGAAGCGGCGCTCTTCTAATTCATGTTTCAGCATCCGACGGCAATGATACTTAAAATCAGCAGCCTCAATGGTCCGAGCCGCGGGTGGGATGCCGAAATCATCAAACGATAGTTTCTCAGGTCTCGGCCCCTCATATCGGGTTTCTCTTACAAACCCGATACGCGATGTACCATCGCCAGGCACAGCCACATCCTCAAACTTTGTTTCCCAGGGACATTTAACAATGGAAGTGCCATAACGAATAGCCTCACCAAACCAGCCATTGTAAACACGATAAAGGTCAAGCTCAGAAGGCTCAATGCCCATCATGTCCATAAAGCCTTCAAAGCTGCTTCGCATTTCATCGGCGGTGTCGCCATGTTCTCCGTATTCTTTTGTGTTCCACAAAGGACGGGTCTTGATAACTGAGGACATGATTCGGGCTAATAAGGTGTCTGCAAAGGTAGCAACGAGTTGGACCACAAGATTGGAGGCATTATGGAAAGGCCACTCACGAATAGCTTCTCGCGGAACGCCTTTGTAGATTTTCCGCCACTTTAGGAGCTTATCCTGGTGAAGAATCTTGAGACCAGTTTGGATCTCAAGAATCCGATTCTTCATATACTTCTTGATGCGGTCTTCCTTACCGCCACCAAGATCGACTTTTAATGGCTGGATCAAGCCTTTGGCTCCTCATGTTTCGGAGGCATTGGAGGTACGCTAGAATCAGTAAAGAAGTTAGGATACTTAGAAGCAATAGCGCGGGTCACCGAACCAGCAAGAGTATGCAGAAATGCAAAGACCCATTTATAGAACATAGAGCCATTGGTCGGCATGGGCATGGCTGACACAGCCGCAGAAAAGATCCAATAAAGAGCCATTGCAACAATAACTGGATGGGTGGTGTAGAGATCAAGAAAGGTATGCACTAGCTCCCCCACTTCTTTGGTTTCCGTTTGCCTTTATGCGGCTTCTGTCCTGTGGCGCTGACACAGATAGGCCAGGCGGAGTCTTTTGGCTTGCCAGAAGCTATAACATGTTTAACACAACGTTCAAGTTTGGCAGGCATGATTACCTAATTCACATGTGCATATGGCTGATTTACTAAACGCGCCATACGCTGATTCAACAGTTTCCAATCAAGATTGGCTTGGTAACTAACAGAACCTTTGAACATCTGGGGAATATACGCCAGAGAGTCCAGAATATCACAAAAGCGCCCTTTTGGGAAGGTAGTGTATTCCCCGATAAAGTCCATGTGACGTTTTGAACACCAAAATCGTCCATTCTCAAAAATCGGAGAAAGTACATTCCTAATTCTCCACTCTTTCTTACGGGTCATTGTCCCATCAGGGGCTTCGACTTCGCCTTTAAGCTCAACAATCTTGAGGTGGCGATTCTCAACCAAGTTGCGATATGAGATATGGTAAGCAAGGTACTTCTGTGCGGCAACTGTTTCGAGTCCAAATCGGCGCAGGCCCCATTTTTCTGCAAGCCGGTAGATTTGGGCAATATAGCTATCATAGCTAGAGTGTTGTGCCCAACAGTCAAGGAGGTAATAATCACCGGTGGACGAGAGTCCAACAACCACGATTGCGTGTCGACACCGACCCGCTGCCGCATTGCCACTGTGATTCGGGTCGGAGACCATCGCAATCTGAAGATGGCGATACTTGAGGTCTTTCTTGACAACTCCATCAGCCACCTCATGGACAACATAATCACAGTTATCTGGACGCATCTCAGTATGATAATAGCGCATCCAATCAGCTTGGAAGTCAGCGTTCTCCGGCGCCGCTGGATTATTCAAGAACTGACAGCTAAAGTGGTAACTGCCCAGCCGTTCTTTAAGACGCATTAGCTTATCGAAGGAAAACTCTTCAGGGAAGATAGGCTGGTCTGGAGAATGCTGGGCACAGCAACCACCTAGAGCACTGTGCATTACCACATTAAACCACGGTTCATTCTCACGGATGTGAGAACTTAGATCATGGTAGGACCAGCGGTTGCCAACAACAAGCTCGTTGATTTCATGGTCGGCTTCACCTTCGCCAGACTCAAAAGCACCAACTATGAGCTTGTGATAATCTATGGTGTTCTCCATTATTGATGGAGACTCAACCGCCTTACGGCCTACAAGATCATCTTCGACAACACCGCGGTTATAGTGGCGAGATTGGAGGGCACCTCCAACTCCGATAAAGTCAAAGGTGCCCTCGCCATGTCCACCCCCGGTGCCACTCGCCGGGCGCCGAACGTGGAGACTAAAGTTCGTCCAGATTTCCTGGGTTGTCGGCAGTGTTTCTGGGAAGAGTGCCCGATAAAGCGCGTTCGATTCAAAGTGCCAACGAATACGTTTGCCGAGTTTCGCGGCATTTGTGATGTTCTCACTCACCAGAAGAGTTCGGGAGTTAGCGTCGTGGACTTGGAATTGCCACCGGATAAATTCGTCGTTGTAGCCAAGAGCTTTGAAATCGTCAATGTCTTGCTGAGAGAATGGCAAGGCCCACCAAATAGGTAAGCCTTCGCTGCAAATCGTCGATTTGAAGTGGTCCCGAGGAAGCTCATAAACATCTTTAATGAAGCGCCGTTCGAGGCTCCGACAGATTGGCAGGTGTAGATGTTCGGTGAGACGTTTGCGGCGAAGGCCCACCTTAATAAAGTAATAGAGCGACCCTAGACAATTAAGACGATGGGCACGGAGAGCCTCGGTGGGAGGCTTGCCGGTGGGGTCGATAGGTTGGAATATCTGGGTCAACTAGATGTCACCCTCTTCAAAATCAGTGCCTTCTTCCTCGTCGATAGGATCCTCGTAGGATTCTTCGTCCTCGTCATCAACGAAGTAGCGTTGGGATTCTGGCATCATTACCAAAGTTTCCTATTAGTATAACTCATAGAGTACGCGCTCCGCTTCGCTCCGCGCGCGCCAGCCTTAATCCCCATCCTAATGTACACGCGCAAAACATTTGGCAACTCACTGAAGCATGTTGTGAATAATCATACCCTGTTCTGCGTCAACCTCCGGATGACATGGACAATCCACAGTTCCTTTGTGTGGTGGTGTTATCCACCCGTCATCATTACAGGGTGCTATATGGTTAAAATCAAGATCAAACTCCTCGAAAACTCCCCACATACTATCAAAACCTTCTCGGAGGCTGCATTAGGCTCGGGTCATGGGACGTAGCTGGCGAGCACGTTGCCCATACTAGCGCGTACAGCCTCCGAAGCCCTTTAGGGATATTTATAAATTGACTGTATCCGGCTTCGTCCTTGGCTACGAGATTCCTCAATCGAAGATGCGGACATTGGCGGACCTGATACTGCTGGAACCTGCCGCTGTGTAGCTGGCGTAGCCGTGCCCATTGGCTTCTTATCTCCGAAAGAGCCAGCAATGTCAGCGCCGCCTTTGATAGCAATGGCAGGGTTCGCTGTTAGAGCGCCCGCGGCAACTTCGGCTATGCCAATACCTCGTTTGAGCCAGCCCATGCTTTGCACTCCTTATTGGATGGTCTCTTTCTTAGCGGCCTGCTCCGCGGTCAGTGAAGCTGCGACGGCTGCACCCTGCTTTGCAGCTACTTCAAGAACTGCATCCGGTAAAGAGACGCCGGGAGCAACCTCAGATTGTCCTAGCCGTGTTTTAGCAAAAGCACGGTCAGGATCTCGATCCAAGATTTCAGAGGCCGCAGCGAGTCTCGCCCGCAAATCCCGCCGTTGAGTCACGGTCTCAAGCAACGCTCTCATTGCCGCTGGGACGCCGACCGAGAACTCGCGTTTCATCTCTTGAACTCTGCCAGCAAGCGCCTCATCCATCTTCGAGATGGTGCCATCAAGAATAGACTGCTCGTGTTCTTGGTATTCAGGAAGGGCCAAGATGCGTTGAAGACCAGAGTTGGTGAGTCCCACAAGCGCAGCTATGCGAACATCTTTGATACCCGCAACTCGAAGCCGCGCTATCTGTTCAATTTTGATGTTGATGCGAGGTGTTGCCATTAGAGATTACCGAAAGACCGAGGCGGGTACACTACCGCCTCTGCTGTGAAGGTCTCATCTAATGAGCCGCGTGTCAATAGACTTTATCTGCTCTGCTTTGATAAGGATAGCGACAATGAAATACGATTCGCTGAATTACAATGTTGACGTGGTATCTGAATATGCCATTCCGTTCCCCCAGAGTGACCGCGCCAATCCATAACCATTGCCATTCACAAAGCGAACATGAATGGTATTCGGAAGCGGTTAAGTATAGGAAAACCAAAAAAATTATTCGCGGGCCTTCCGGTAACGGTGCCGCAACGCCGTTTTGCGCCCCTCTCTGTTACACTATTGGTGAGAGCGCGGCATGTGTGAGACGATAACACACCGCTACCGCTATATGCAGATTCTCTTCCTCCGTTAGTGTTGAAAGAATACGGAGTGTAGCGGCCCTTGATAAGCCATGCCAATAGGCAGCGACGCCGCAACCAAAGGCTAAATGACTCACGCTACTGTTGCGCCCATGTAGTCTCAATCCAATCCAAGTGAGGTGACATATGGACGCAAAGACCGTAGCAATCGACCCAGCGAACGCGGTGTTAGTGCAATCGGTATTCGAGACGGGCAAGAGCCGTGGCGATGATAGGTTTCGCTACGTCCAGACGTTCGAGGGCGCCGTCAACTCCATGCTCATCTTCGCCATTGAGCGGCTCAAGAGCCAGTGGAGAAGCGGCGACGAATCCAAGGAAGGCCGTG